ATTATTATTTCTCCTTCTTTTATGTCTGTTGAAAAAGTTTTAAATTGTGTGGCCATATTTGAGTCGGGTAATTCTATATAATATATACCTGATAAATTGCACCCAGGATGTGTATGCCAACCATGAAAATCTCCTTTTTTATATTGTTGAAACCAAGCATCATGAATACCAAAAGAACTCACATTCCAAAATTTTAAAATATCTTTTTTAAAATTAGATAAAATATTTTGTAAAAAATAATTTACGTACGCTGTGTTTGCATTAGATTGTTTGTAGTCAGTTTTTACTTTATGCCTACCTTCTTCTTTGTGATAACTAGACTGAGTTTTATCTAAAGCATCTAAGAAAATTTTTTTATGATAATCATTGTTTTCAACACTTAGTATTAAACATTGTGATGAATATTCAATAACCCTCATCTCCACCAAGGCCCCATTCTCCAAATAACTAAAGTCATTCTGTCACCATTTTCAACTGGCGTAACTCTGTGTGGAGTATCTGATTTAAATACAACCATACTTCCAGGTTCATCTAATTCTTTAATTTGTTTTATATGTGATCCATCAAATAATTCTAACTTTCCTCCAGAATATTTTTGTTCAGATAAATTAACTAGTGCAGTTAATTTAATGGTGTAGTTATCTTCAACAGGTTGAGCATCACAATGAAAATCATATTTTGCTTGTATAGTTTTATCGTAATAATTATGTGCTATTTTAAAACTGTCTAATATGGGATATAAATCAAAACCAAAACTAAATTGATTTGCAGCGTCAATACACTCTGGTATTGGAGTAATTAAATCTTTAACTTCTTTATAAGTTCTATTTCTAACAGTAACTTTTTTCTCTGCAAAAGGTGCAGGATTATCATTATAATCTGTTGATGAAAGAAAAGACTGATTGATTTTTTTTATCTGATCTATTTCTAAAACTTTATTAAAATAATGATATACAGCTTTCATTTATCCTTTCAATAGTAATACCTTCAAATCTGCAAAATAAACATATTTTAAATTTGAATTCCTAAAACTATACAATACTTGTTCTAAATTTTCAACCATAGAAAAACCACTTAAATTAAAAGAGGTGTTCATAATTACAGGCACTTTAAATTTTTTTAATATTTCATACAAAACTTTATTTTGTTTTTCATTAACAGTTTGTATTCTACAACTTCCATCAACATGAACTAAAGAGGGTATTGTTTCTTTTGCTAATTTTTTAGCTTGAGGAGCATGCATCATAAAAGGTGTCTGTTTAATATTTAACATTTCAAAATAATCACCAGCTTTTTCTTCTAATATAGAACATGCAAAAGGTCTAAATGGTTCTCTGTTTTTAATTGTATTCATTTTAATTTTAGCATCATTTAATGTTGGATCTAATAATAAACTTCTATTTCCTAAAGCTCTTGGACCTCCTTCAGATTTACCTTGAATTAAACCAACAACATGACCTTGATTCAAAAGATCAACTACTTTATCTGTTTCTACATTTTCAATTATTTTTTCACCATCATGTAATTTTATGTCTATCTTTTTTATTTCTCCACCTAGATAAACATTATCTAAGGGTTTTATCTTTTGTTTATTAAAATATAAGTATGCGTATGCACCACCTATGGAGGTGCCTTCATCTCCACAAAGTGGGTCAAACCATAAATTACAATCAGAAAATTTTTTTTGCAGTTTATAATTATTAATTATATTAAGAGCAGTGCCACCAGTAAAAACCATGTTGTCTGATTTAAATTTTTCAACAAGTTCTTCGTATTTTTTTTCAAAGTAAATTTGACAAGTAGCTGCTGTGTTTTTATTTTTAGGTAATTTTTTTAATTGCTCTTCTGTTACACCTTCTTTAATTGTATTCCACACCTCTTCATTAAAAGAACCGTATGATTGATAACCCATAAATTTTCCCTCTTCATCAAAAAAATTAAATAAGGCAGAAACCTCTCCATAAAAATACCCTAAATCTAAAGTGTTGGTTATTTCAAATTTAGTTTGATTATTAACCAACAAAGGTTTGTACTCGTTAATCCAATTTTTATTTAGAGACGGATGGTAATTTATATCTACAGTAACATTATTATCTTTTTTAAATTTTGACCAAACTTTCTTATATATACATTTTACACTATTTTCGTCAAAATCATATATAGAAGTTGTTTCATACGTTTCTGTTTTGTCTGTTAAGTACCAATCACTACCTCTTCCATCTACTACAAAAACTCTGGCTTTTTTAAATCCAGAATCAATATATGATTTAAAAGCATGAGCTGCATGGTGAAAAGCATGAAAAGACCAACCATTTTCATTGTTTAATAAAATGTTTTTATATCTTAAATATTGTAATACCTGACCTACTTCTATTTCTACATAATTATAACCAGTAATTACAAACTTATCTACTTGAAATTTTTTAGTTTTAAATAATAAATCTATGCAACCGTATGGAGCTCTTTTTATATGTCTCTCTCCAGACAACTTTCTTTCCTCTTTATACCAAATGACTTTATCATTTCTTATAACACAAACAGAGGGCTGGTGGTTTATTTGTATAGCACAAATTATCATTCGCTTTTTATTTCATCACTTGTTTTATCTTTGTTTTGATAACTAACTATATCTTTATCTTTCTCTAAAAAATTAGCCTGCCACTCAAATATTATTTTAGCAAAATTATTTACCACGTGTTTAAAAGACTCTGAATTAAAAAATATTTTGCCTTTTAATAATATTCTTAGTCTTTCTTTCCATGTGTATTCTATATCACAACTACCATCGTCATATTGTTTAAATTTCATTTTAAAAGAACCCTCCTTCTCTTTTTCCAGTGCCGAAAAATTGTCTTCCATCTTTATACTCATCTTTGTATTTTCCATAAGCATCTACATAATGTAAAAAAACTTGAGAGTGCCAATCCCCATCATAGGGTTTTCTACTGTGTTGTAGTTCAGTGCCTAAATATATTATGGCACTGCCTGGTTTAAGGACATAAGGCACACCTTCAACAATAAAAGGCCAATCCTTGTCGCCTCCAATACATACAGTAACACTTATTTCACAAGAAGGCCTGTCAGTATGCATTGGTAAAACAGATCCGTAAGTATACATTCTCCAATAAGAATTACACGGTAATAAGTTTGTTTGTGTTTCTTTTTCCATTAATTTTAATTTAGATAAAAGTAACGAATCAAATGTTGGATCTCCATATAAATAAAATTCTGCTGCAGGGTTAAGCACTGTATCGTTTTCAAACATATCATCATTTAATCTGTGTTTAATTATTGAATAATTTTTAAGTAGTATAATTTCTTCTTCAGACAAAAAGTTGTCAACTACCTTAAATCTAAAATCTTTTTTTATCTTACCCATGCTACTATAGTATATCTTGTTCCTTTCAAAACTGGTTTTACCGAATGAGGAAATAAAAAATTACTTGGCCATATAATTATTTTATTTGCTTTTGTTTCTACCATATATTCTTCTGATCCAGAAGGATTAGTAAAACAAAGTTCGCCTCCCTCATAATCATCATTTAATAAATGTATTATACTTAAACTTCTAGGACAAGCTGCAGCATGGTCAACATGATATTTGTAAAAATCATCTTTTTCATACTTTAATACGTTGATGTCAAACCACGATAAATCCACGGGTAGATCTGCAATTCCAACAGTTTTAGCATAATTTGGTAGTTCTTTTTTAATACTAAAATGTAAAAAATTATACCAATGAACCATGCTCAGTCTTTCATCATCTCTATTAACTCTAGTGGTCATTGTAGAACGAACATTTTTATCTACCGAACCTCCTTTATTCATAATTATAGCA